TAACGTGTTCTCGAAGATTATGGATGGAAACATCAAGTATTCTTTCGGTCCAGAGATGGCTCCCAAAGGACTTACAATTGGTCCCATCTATAACCTGTTTCGGTAAGGATCAATCATGTCCAATGTAATGATTTTTCTGATGGTTCCCCTTCTCGTCTCACTAATGTGGGTTGGGGGAATCTATGCAAAACGAACTTATGTCAACATCTACGATGCCCAGTATTACGGGGCTGGATTGGGATTTGTTGCCACACTTTCGTTGGTGTTCATCATGTTTCTCATCGAGGCACTCTAACCTTTACTGTAAATAGGAAGAGGCCAACCCTTTAACGGTTGGCCTCTTCTGTTTCCCCCTGCTATCGGCGCCTTGCCTGTGAGTGGGAGGGAACTAGCTGACCGTCTCCGGTTCAGTCTCGTGTGCTTCCAGTTCATCAGTCTTGTCGAGAGTATTAGTTCCGGTCTCGATTGGTTCACTGCCAGTAGTCTCGGTAAAGACCTGAACCTTTTCAGTCGCCAATGCAGGCTGTGCTGTGGGATCAGGTGTGTTTTGACCTGCCGAGCTGTTCACAAGAGTCTGGTAATCGACAACGGTTCCACCTGCACTGTTCATTGTCGCACTGCCGGGAGTGAGTACCGAAGTCGGCTTGACTGGGTTCGTTATGATTGGAGTTCCACCCAGAGTGACGGGCCTTCCAAAGTCAGGATTGGCCGAGCTACCGAGAACAGCCGGTGTGCCGGTTCCCTGTGTGACTGCGATTGCAAGCTGATCGGGGTTGAGCTTGTCGGAGATCTTCTGGACATCTTCAGGAGAGACTTCCTTGTGTTGGGCCAGTTCATTGAGCCAGTTCTTCAAGCCAATGACGAGTGTCTTGACTGAGTGATGAACTGTTGACTCATTTGACACTTCAGAATGAAGTGTTTCAACTTTTGTATCGGACATTGGCATTACCTCAGTTGAGTTGGATGCAACGTAGACACCAATGTAGCAGGTCACTTAACTTTGCACAATTGAATAGATCTCGCTCTCAAGAGCCATGGGAATGATCCATTTGACATTGGGAACGACTTTGGGCAGTTTGTCAATATCCCAAATATAGACGAGTTCGTCTTCTTTGGTTTTGACGTTGTAGATTAGATCGTCGAATGCGTGGTAGAAATCGACGTTCCATCCATCTCCACACAAGCTCATGAAGAATTCCCAATTGAGAACAATGACTCCAGTCTCTTCCTCAAACTCACGTTTGATGGCAGCTTGACTGGTCTCGTTCGGTTCGATCTTTCCACCGATCCCATTCCACTTGTTAATCAAAATATCTGGTCCACGTGTTTTAAGAATTAGTGCAACTTGGGTTCTGTCTTTGTTGAACAGAAATCCAGCGACATATCGGATCATAGTTTCCTTTCAAAGATATATTTGTGGTGGACAGGGTTGGAGTCGAACCAACATACTAGGCTGCGCCACCCGCTCTACCGATTTGAGTCTATCCTGCCCTCAAATATATCTTGGGGTAAATGAAAAGGCTCCCTTTCAGGAGCCTGTTCATTTTTTGTTTGGTTCAGCCCTATGTGTTGACTGGCTTCCGCAGGTTGGAGAAGAGACTCTTTACCGGAGGAGTGGCAGGAACTTCGGCAACAGCCGAAGTCTCTTCCACAGCTTCTTCAACTGCATCGCCGATGATTGCCTCATTCTCAACTGAATCAGGTGCGGCCTGGGTCTCGACTACAGGCTCGGGAGCACGCTCGGAAGTCGGTCCTGTGGTCTTGGCTTCATCGATCGCAGATACGGCCGCTGTAGCCCTTGGAGTGTACGGCCTCTTGGCACCAGAGACCTTGGGAGTATTGGGAATCAAGTCAATGATTGCCTTCACTCCTTCGGCGCCACGGGTTGCTGTCAGGTCGATCTGAATGTCGGTTCCTTCCGACACTGTGAGTCGATGGCTGATGTAATCCTTGATCGCCTGTTCGACTTCGGTTTGAACCAAAATGATCTGCATGGTTATTTTTATACCTCGGCGAATAATCGCAATAGATTTTGGAACATTGGTGTCAAGACTCCTGCATGAATCGCAGCAATCGCATCTGCGACGTGTTCAGCTTTAGCTGTGATTCTTCCACCATGGGTGGGAAAGTTCGCAGCAGGATAGAGTTTGACTGCCTCTGCAATCATCTCATCCTTTGTCGCATTCTTGTTGCCGGTGAATGCTTTTTTCACCTCGAAGGCCGTTACCTCGATCAAGGGAATGCCTTCTGCTTGGACTGCTCCGAGTACCCCAACGCAAATGCCATAGCTTGCCATGGCTCTTGCTGATTGAGATCCGACAGGAACCTCCACAAATATAACTTTCGCTTTGCGTGCAGCTAAGAGTGCTCCCTCGGCTAATTGCATTGCGATATGTAGATCTGTGGAGTTCTGTCGTACCTGTCGGCCTTTTACATCTCTTGGTTCAATGATCGAGAGATGTAGACCTTCAAGATACCCTGTGGTGAGATCAAGCGTGCCTTCGGCAACGCCCCAATTTCTTAGGCTGGGGTCAAACCCCACTACAGGGATCTTCATGGGCTACTTGGAGAACAAGCTCTTGCGAGCAGGCTGCCCAGCGGCCGGTGTGGGTGTTGACTTATTGCCAGCCTTCGGAGGAGCAGATGAACCGCCCTGACCATCCTTCAGCTTGCGTTTGTCACGAGTCTCGCCCTTGTTCTTCTTGTCCCATGCCTCCCAGAACTTTGCTTCGTTCTGGCCGTTGCGAGCTTCTGCAACAGTGATCTTGAGTTCGGGATGGAAGACCTTCTCGACCACGTTGACTTCCTTGGTCTCGGCAGTGGGAACGTACTCGTCGCCCTGCTTCTCGTTCTTGTTCTCAATCTGCTTCACGATCCCGAGAGCGACCTTCTGACCCACACAGCCCATGAGCATCTGGACTGCTTTGGGCAGTTCCTTCTTCGCCTCGAAGTCATACAGATTGATGACCTTCTCCTCTGTCTGCTGTGCTGACAGTGGTTCGCCAGTGGCGATGAGGCAAATGTCATCGACCACTGTAAAGCCGGGAAGAGGAATCTTCTTCAGTTTGTCGTTCTTGTTGATGAAGAAGTTCTCGCCGTTTTTGTTGGTCACATAGAACGTCTCCCGGTATTCCTTATTGGATCCCAGGTCGGCGATCAAGGTGACACTGGTGGCGCCTCCGGTGGACTGTCCGGCAAAGAGTGCTTTGATGGTTGCGATGTAAATCGCAGTGTCAACTGCTCCGAAACCACCAAGACGATCACTGGACTCTTCCAGTCCATCAGTTACGAGCTTTCCAAAAATACCTGTGCTCATGTTTGGTGTTACCTCGATTTGAATTTGAATTTGAATTTGTTTGGGTCTATCTAGCGATAGAACTGTTGAAGATGATTGAGCAACAACTGTGCATCGTTGTCGATGTAGGTTTGCTCTTTGGTGAACATCCCCATGGGCGACCTGATGCGTTCGCCAGTCGTGCTCTTGGTTGGACGAGTCTGGAAGACGTGTTTGTAGCCGAGTTCTTTCTCCTCATTGGAGATAATCAGCAGTTTGTTTCCGTACTTGTCCAATTCCGTGAGAGCAATCTTCTTGGCTGCAACAACAGTCGAGAAATATGCCTCAATGCCATTGTTCTTCAGTGATCCCTTAATAGGAACACTGGTCTTCATTTCCATGGCTTTCTCGTCGAGGACATCGAGCACATGGGCGGTGAAGATTGTTGGCCTTCCAAAGTTCGTGACCTTCTGTTGCATTAGCACTTTGAAGTATTGGTTGAAATCCCCCCAAGCCTTCATTGTGTTTGAAGCTGTCAGGACGTACTGAGTCTCTAACATATCCATAAGGAAAGTCAGAGAATCGACGATGATGCCTTTGACTTCGGGAGTTGAATTCCCATGATCAAAAGCCTCATGAACCTGATATGGATCTTCAATGCGAAAGGTCTGAAATGCATTCTTGAAAGGCAATCGTTTGCCAGCTTCGGTATTCAGATAAAGCCAGTCCTTCTGATCGGTGATGTTCCGAAGAGAAGCACTCTTGCCTGTTGCTGAATAACCAACTATCAACACAAGTTGATCATTTGGTTCATTGTTGTCTTGGGACATGGAACTCCTTAACAAAAACCTAGTCAGTCTTGATCCAAGAAACAAAACTGACTGGTCTCTATTTTGACTGATATCGTTTGGCGACCGTCACCATGATGGTGCTGTCGATCTCGTTTTCAGGTAGAGGCGAGTTCAGCTTCGAGTTGAAAGCATGAAGCTGTTTGCCTACATCCAATAGCGTCATGTGACTGTCCACAAGAGCCAGTGCATACCGCAGCAACTGATTGTTCCTGTTGCCAGAGGTGATGCGTTGAGCGAACCATCGCTCCAGATTGTCGAAGGATTGGACTTGCTGGAACTGTTGTTTGTAGGCTTCGTTCTTGCTGGTCTTGGGAATGAATGCAAGAGCATCGAGAGTCTCACCTTCCATATTGTAATGGTAGGTTCCTCCATCAAAACTCTCCCACTTACGTGCTCGCTGATTCGCAGCTTCATCGATTTTGAATGGCAGCCAACCCATTACATTATCCATGAACTCTTTGTACTCATCGGAGTCGAGTTCCAGGATATAGTTGATGGGCAAAACCATTCTAAATCGATTGGCTTCGGCAGTGTGCCGTTTAGTGGTATAGGTCATGAACTTGTAATCCTTCATCAGTTCATGAACACTTTGCAGTGTACTACCCTCATCGACATCGAGCACGAGCATGTTGAATCCTGCGAAGACATTCTCTTCGGCACGATGCCCTTGCTTGAAGTGATGATTGGTCCAGTGCATTCCTGTTGCTTGGGTCAGGCTGTGAAGTTGATCGAATGGTGCGGTCTCACAGAGATAGTTATAGGCCCAGTGATCGGAATACGAGATGATCAGTTCATCGAGATTGGTTTCCTTCAAGGTCTCACCCTTGAAGAATTCAATCCCATCGATGAATGACTTCTTGATGATGATGTGCTTTTTATAGCCCCATGCTGTTGCCAGCGTCATCAGCTCGTTTCTCGCAGCATTGCCGGACTTGTAAAATGGCAATGCCTCCAAAAGATCGGCGTGAGTAACATCCGTATCGACTGCGGCAATATACTTTGCCAGCTTCACGTAGGTCTTTTCTCTGTTGAGAATGGTCTGGAAAGCAAAACCGCTTTCTTCAACCAATAGGATCGCAGACATGAGATGTTCTTCAGCAATCTCCAGACTCTCGTCGATGAATGCAAAGGCGCCAGCCAACTTCAATGCTTTGAAATAGCGATGACCCAACTCAGCTTTGCGAACCTCTTCATGATCAGCCATCTTGTCAGATGCCTTCTCACAAGCTACTCGATACTCAAGTAGCCTTACTGCCACAGCATCTTCGACTGTGACTTTCCAGCCAAACATGGCTGGATCAGCGAGCTTGTGAAATAACTGTGCCCACTTATTCACGATGACATTGTTGGCAGGTTGCAGGAGACGAGCATAGATCTCCGTTGCTGTCATGGTATTGAATGCCTTGCGATTCTGGTGGCCATTGCCGAAGATGCAACGACGAGCATAACCAGTCTCAAGAAACGAGTAGAACTGTTCTTCAGTCTGACCACCATCAAGTAGCTTTCCGGGAGTACCGAATAGTAGCATGTTGGTTGGGGTCTTACCATCCAGTTCTTCATTTCGTTGGTTCTCGGCAGTGTTCTTGGTGAGCTTCTGCTTCACGAGTCCTTGATCGTAAAGCTCCAAGAACAGAATCAGAATGTCCACATTGCCGAGTAGGTTGGAACCAATCTCATCAATTTGAAGATTGATCGAGCCACAGTCTGCAAGAAGCAGTTTGTGACGCAATTGTTTGACGGCCGGTGATGTGCCTGAATCAAATGTGAATGGGTATGCTCCAGCACGTTTGAATTCGCTGTTCACCTTGTCGTACTCTTCCTGTTGGTCGCTCCCATTGCGAAGGGCACGATCGTTGGCGATGACCCACAGATTCTTTTCAGCGATTACCGGAAGAGTCTCCTCCATAAACCGTTTCTTGAATCCTTTGATGAACTCGTTCTCCATGATATTGACAGAGTAACCTTTGCCAAAACCAGAGTTCGCAAGTGCGAGTGCATAAATATTGATCGGGATTTCGCCACGATCTTTTGTGACGATGGTTGCTCGCATGTTGGCCGCTATCTTTCCTAAGAAATAAGCGACCTCTGTGCGAAAGAATCCTCGATCTGTGTTTTGGGTCTTATTGCATAACACTTCTACAATCTCCTCGATTGCAGGATGGTGTTTTACACCCGTCAGATCAATCATGGATGAACTTGTCCTTTGGAATTACGTTGAGATTTGGATGTACTTGTCTTTCTGTGTGCAAATGTTGAAAGCTGAACAATAGTTGCAGCGTTGCACTTCACCGGGAACAGTGATGACGATGCCTTTGCCACCCTTCTCATTCAACATGAACTGACGAGCTTCAGCGAGGCTCTCGAAGTTTTTGGTTGATCGTCCCGATGTCTTCTGAGGATCGGAGTAATACCTATACTTGGGGTCCGAACGCCAGAGTTCTTCATCGGTGCATTCAGGGATGGTCTTTTCAGGAGCATTCCTGTAACGAGTGATCAGATCGAGCTTACGCGAGATCCAATTCTCGGTCTCTTCCAAAGTCATCAACGGTATATCTTTGTGGAGCAGACGCTTCTGCGGATACTTCGGATTGGAACGAGCCAGCATCTTCTGCCAGTCGGTGAAGATGAAATTGATTCGGATGAAGTCTTCTGTAATCTTGTCAGGGTTCAGCCATTTGTAAAGACTGCCCTGCAAGCAATAGTCATCATCCTTGCCACCGTACAACCAAGTGTACGCTGAAGTTGATTTGGCGTCTTGTGGAATTCCCTCAGTTACCATATCAAACTTTCCGCCAATCGTGAAGCCCTTGAACTTGCGTATCGCACGCTGCTCAATGTAGATCAGGATTGGATCGGTCTTGGCTGCGATCTCGGCCGGAGTGGGATTGATGAGAACACGATTGATCATGTTCTCTGGATATCCCAACCTCTTCAAGCTGACAGCATAGCCTTTGGTCCAAGCCTTCTCGATGGAATCATGAATGGACTTGCCAAGGCCGGATGCGATGAGATCTTCAACATCCATCTGCTGTTCGTCATAAGGAATGCGGGGAGGCAATACGATGTGACGGATCGGCTTCATCAAGGTTGTGGCTGAGATGTAATTGTCTTCGGTCAGGTAGTCGTACTCGTCATGGAGTAGCCACACCGCCAAAGACAAAGAAATGTCTGAGCGATTTGTCACTATCATTCTTGCTCTCCTCAAATCAAAAAAGTAGGGTTGTAGCCTGTCATAACTACAACCCTTGTTACGGGTGATTGTTGCACGAGAATTACAGACCTGTGAGTGTTTTGCAAACACAGGAAACAACTCCCGCCTTTTTCAGTATGGACCAAACCAGAACAATGATTCCCATTACTTTTGCTCGGCCTCCGCAATAGCATCTTCCAGCTTGACTCGTGAGACAACCTGCATTCCACCAGAGGCGGGTGCTGTACGTTCCTTAGCTTTCAATCCCTCGGGTTCCTTGTGGAACTCTTCGGGAGTGAACTCGCCAAGATAGGTGATGTTGAGGATGATGCAATCCAAAATCTGGATTTCAGCGATCTCAACTTCAGCCTTCTTGACAAAATTCGCTTGGAGGATCTGTTGCGACTTGGCGATTAATCGCACGGGAATCTGTTTACCTTCATCTGCCAGAATTCCGTTTACACGGACGGCATTCACTTCTTCCGTTTTGACGTTACGGAAGATAACTTCACCTGTAATCAGGTGATAGTGATGTGTGGCTTGTTCCATTGGTGCTCCCATAATGAATTGAAGGGGAATTTCTTCCCCCTCACTTTTGAGTCGTGAGACTCAAAGAACAAACTTATGTGAAACTAACTTCGGTCCAACCTGTTATTGATGGTGTTCCCCCGCCATCAATATGGTTAACTGTTGCAGAAAAAGTTGCTCCGGCTGGAACCCAGAATCCTACCTGAGCAACACCATTGCAGCTATTCCAGACACCATTACCTACATGGTTAACTCCAGCAACAGAGTATTGAAGTTGATTGTCAGAACCAG